GGTATCTGCTTCTGTGAAAAGTAAATTTACATCTACGGTTTCTGAATCGGCGAATAAGTCAAGGGCATTAACGACATCTCCGTCTGTTCGAGATGATGAATCTACTCCACCACCTAAATCATATTTACCACCTTCTTTACCAGCGTCTAGAGCATATACCCAATCAGAACCTTTATTAATCACTTCTTTGAAATAATTATTGGTTCCATCGGCTTTTCTTGAAGTCTCTAAACTACCAACAAATGGCCATCTTTCTACTTCAGTTTCAACACTACCATTACCTGTTAATGCATCAGAAGTTGAAGTAATAAGAACATGAATTTCATCGGCACCTGGTGAACTATCAAATTGAGAGTTGGCTAATGTTGATGCCTTAGTTCCAGTTCCAATTTGTAATGTTCCAGCATTAGATGAATCTACAACATAAACGTTAGTTCCATTTCCTAATACTCCAGCATATCTTGAATAATATGCGCCTTTTAATCCGGTTTCTAGTGATTCAAAGTTATCTTCATTCTTAATCAAAGTAGCTCCAGTACTTGTTGCTGCAGCTGTAACTGATGGACTTAAATTGTGATTCCCTTGTGTTCTTGGGTAAATTTCAATACCATCTTTGAATAGTTTTAATTTAGGTGAATCACCTTCTGCGACTGCAATGTCATTATTCGCAAAATAGTTACTCCCTTGATTGATTACCGATAATGATTTTAATTTATATGCTATGTTTAATTGAGCCCCACTTCCTGTTCCACCGGTTGTTGCGGTGTTAGAGAATACTGTAGGTTTAGTTAAGCTAGGTGAATCATAGTTAATGCCAGGACTTGCATCTCTCTGTTGGATTCCGGTGATTCCACCACTACCACTAACAGAAGTTACTAAGAATTGTGCGACTGTATTATCTCCTAAATTAGCAGAAATAAAATCGTTAACTACATATGCAGTACCAGCTGAAGCAACCGATGTATTTGGACTATCGATATTATACTTTGGTGCTACACTAGCTCCGCTACCTACAGTCGAAGTGACTGTAAATTCATTATTGCCTATATTACTTGATGATGTTAATGCGCTAAGAACACCAAAGTGATTTGGTGATGCATCAACAACTATTCCTGTAATTCTACCACCAGCAGGTGAGCTGGCAGCGTTCTTTAATGCGTCATCAGTAGAACGTACTACTTTCAACGCATTACCGTATTTTAAAAACGAAGATGCAGTATAAAAAGAACGAGCATGATAGTCGTCCGGTTTACCAAATTCGTTTGCGAGTTCCGTTTCCGAACCAATGAGTTGTATTTCCTCGATAGGTCCCCAACGGAATTGTCCGGCATAACCACCAATAGAGGTAGAGACCGCCGGTACTACATTTGTTAAGTCGATTTCTTTGACCTCGACCCCTGCAGATACTTGGAATGCCATGGTTATTTTCCTTTGTCAGTTAAGTTTAATTATAAGTTGGATACATAACAAGATTTTTTATCACTCATTTACCTTTCTATTTATAAATAGTAAGTTTTAGAGAGAATCAAACCATTTTTGTCTTTCGACCGCGGCTCCGTACCAACTATCACCTATTGTTCTTTTTTCCTGTATTTGACCTATTGGTGGCAAGTCATCTTCTATTTCTTTTGCGGTTTGAGAATATAACATTTGTTTTAACTCTTGTTCTGATACATTTCCAAATGCTTCAGAAGAAACAAACCAACCGAAAAGAACTAAATTCATTACTAAGTCGTCGTGATTTCCATCACTTGCAGCATAACTTCCACCTCTAACTTCAAACGTAGTTAATTCTTGTATGGTCTCTTCATCAACCAAATGAAGTTTACCCAATTCGATAATATCTTTTAAATTTGAACAACCAATTCGTTTTGTTTTCTTGGTCATTGTTACTCCGACGCCATCTGACCTAACTGTTGATTCTACAAACAGATTTTCATATTCATATTCATAATAAATTGAATTACAGACAACTTGACCGATATCATTATTTTCTACAATGACAAGAGCATCATTGTATCTTTTAGCTACCTTAATAAGTAAATCTGGTAATATTAAAGGACTGATTAAATTATCTCTAAAAGTTGCAACCTGTTTGAAATGATTTTGTTTTACATCTATAATGTTGAATGTAGAATAGTCTTGTCCTCTACCTTTTGATACATCGACCGTTATAACATAAACATGACCAGGCTCAGGGTTTTCATATATTTTTAAATTATCTTTATGGCTTATGAATCTAGAAGATTTTAAACCCAATAGACACGTTGGAGATATCAGAGTATTAGAGGTACCAAGAAAGTTATTTCCAAACTCTTGTTCGAACTGAAGTTCTGATGTATTAGATATAGTTTGCTTTTTCCATTTTTCATCTCTACCAGGTACATCCCACCAATCAACTCTAAATGGTTTAAACTCATTATCATTTTGTTTAGCACCTTCATATAATTTGTAATATAGATTGCCAACTCCATTAGCGGTAGATGTAATGATAACTTTTGTCTCGGTACCCGCGGTAATTACAGGATAAGTAGAAGTATAAAATTCATTTGCTCCTTCAACGAAAGCAAACTCGTCAAGGAAAAGTAAGTTAACGGAAAGACCACGAATAGATGATGCTGATGTGGCTCCTGCTATAATTTTAGAATTATTAGAGAAAGCTATCGAGCCTTTATTCAATTCTTTAGCACCAGGTTGTAAGAAGTGTGGTAGATTCTCTAAAGCTAAGGTCACACGAGCTAACATCTCGCGCGCGGTGGCTCCTTTATTCGCAAGGATAGCAACTGTCTTATCTGCATTAAAGATGGCATACCATAAAATATAAACAACTGAACAAATAGATTTACCCGATTGACGACATGCAAGAACTATGTTAAAACGATTCTGATTGAAATGTTTAAACATTTTTCTTTGATAACTATAAGGAGTAAAAGAAATTAAACCTTCGTCAAGAGATATTACCTTTACATATTTTTCAGCAAAGTAATTCACATCCGCCATACATTTGGCGTATTCCTTTACTTCTTCTTCGGTAAATTGATGTTCAACACCATCTCTCTTAACGAGAGCATTACCTAGATATCCTGCACTAGTGTTCGGGAGTGACATCGATTGCTTTCTTAGTTTCTCTCAAAGCCTTTTGTAATTCTTTAGTAGAGCCAACAAAGATTGCATTATTAGTCGTCCGATTTGAAACTGCGTCTTTACCTTGAGTAATTTCTTTTCTTTGTTTCTGAACTTGTAATAATTCCTTTGTTAAGTCTCCGGTTTGTTTTATCATATTAGATAAAACTTCGAAAGCTCTGGGATGTTCAGTCTCTGAAGCAATAACTGATAGGTGTTCTAATGCTTCAGTTGCTGATTTAGCAACTGAGCCATAGAAATTAATTTTCATAGTAAATTCTAGAGTATATGTTAGTACTCTAGATGATTCGTAATCACCTTCATAGTCATCATTTAGTGTTACTGAATTTAAAATGATTGGAACATCCATAGTCATACCTGGTCTATGGAAGTCTTTGATACCAACTGTGTAATCGGGTTTAAATGTTGGTAATATTTGTTCTACAATTTGTAATGCTGAGTCTTGGTCTTTGGCGATAATAGTTAATGTAATTCCAAGATTATAAGGTACCCCTTGAAATAAAGTATTTCTTCTTTTAGGACTATCAGCACTTACTGGGTAAACCAGTTTATTCATTTTATTAAGAGTACGAGCCGTGTCATAATCAATAGAAGATATTTCGAAAGACATTCTCGGTAACTTAATAGCAATTCTATCGGTGTCAGCACCAGCATCATTTATTTTACTTATAAATTTTTGAGCAGGGCCATAAGAAATCGGAACTCTTGCTTTACCTTTACTTGGCTTTGTATAATAAAGATTATTAAACAGAGTTCCAAACACCGCTATGGACTTTCTGACCGTCTGATTGTAAAATGGAGTTCCGCTAAGCATTTGGTAATCCGAATGGGTTAGAGATTGAGAAGTCTATAAAATTATTTCCTATATCTTCAAATTCAGCATTATCTGAAATTGGGTCAGTATCTTT